CGTGTTTTCGTGCAAGCTTGCGGAATATTTTTGTTGACTCTGCTTCCGGCACCATTTCAACCATACCAACTTTATAACCATGTTTTGTCAATGATTGAAATCCATCATGATGTCTCATTGACCATCCACCATCGGTATGTGGCCCCACTAGAACATAACCAACTGAAGGTAATTTTCCTCCAGATACATTTACTATACTAAAGATTGCCAACCCGACAATCGTTGCTATTAAAGCAATTATTTTCTTCATATCAATCTCCTTCCGAGATTTAGGTTAAAAATAGAATTATCTTCCAATAATTCTGTTAAACTGGCGGCCGCCAGAATTCTTCCCACGCAAAAGTGAGCCAAATATTCTCAGAATCTTTAGCCATCTCCTGTGCATAATAATGTGGTTCAAAATTATCTTCACACTCATTATTCCAAATTAAACTGGCGAACCGAACCTCACATTGAATTTCCATTGGATTTCCTTTTCTCGGCCCCTTAATATGTTGTTCTATTTTTCTGAATGTTTTACCTGAATCACATATGTCATCAACTATCAAAACTCTTTCATCTGTAGGTCTTGGCAGATAATTTTCCCACTCAGCAAAATCCCTGAGTGATGCCTGAACTGACTTAAATGGTTTATTGAACCAGTGGCTCATCATTACTCCTGGCACCAACCCTCCACGACTGAGCCCAACAATCACTTGTGGGTCAAACTTATCTAGAACAATTTCACGACACAACGAACCAACATCTCTTGTCATTTCTTCCCAGCTATACCATTGTTTTTTACTCATGAAAATACCTCATTCAATTGTCTATTTACTTTTACAAATGTAGTACACTTAGGTAATGATTTTATACTTCTGGCTCCAGCGTAAGTACACGCGCTTCTTAGTCCACCCAAAATATCTTGTATTGTGTCTGCAACATTACCCCGATATGGAACTTGAACTTTTTTTCCTTCAGATGCACGATGAGATTGTTTTTCTCCGTAGTATTTTAGTTGGGCATCATCAGAGGACATACCATAGAATGTCATTGTACCTGTAACTTCTGGATCTTCCGCTTCATCATCCCATGCACATTCCCAATGACCTGCGAGCATTCCACCTAACATTACAAAGTCAGCACCAGCACCAAATGCTTTAGCAATGTCTCCTACCACCGTACATCCACCATCAGTAATAATGTGTCCACCCAAACCATGAGCCGCATCAGCACATTCTATCGTGGCTGAAAGTTGTGGATATCCTACCCCTGTCATTTTCCGAGTCGTACAAACACTTCCAGGCCCAATACCAATTTTCACAACATCTGCGCCAGCAAGAAGTATCTGCTCTGTAGCTTCTGGTGTACATACATTTCCAGCTATGATTATTTTATCTTTGGTTGCTTCGTGTTCTCTCATCAAGGAAACATAATCATTAAATCGTTCTGTATATCCATTTGCTACATCAAGACAAATCCATGGCGCTGTGTCAGAATCATAGGCTAACTTGTCTAGATTTTGGTCTAATCCGATAGTTCTTATTATGTTCTTATTCCACCCCCACTCTGTAGATTCGACAAACTTACATAGAGCTGTAAGCATAGGGTATCCCATAAGAACATGAGCCATAGCATTAGTTCCTGTATGATCCATATTGGCGGCAATTATGGGAATACCACTCCATTTATGGTGTGAATGTTTAAAGGTAAATGATCTGGTGAGGTCTGCGTCTTTACGTGAGGTAAGTTGTGATCTTTTGGGGGATATTAGCACATCGCTAAAATCTAATTTGACATCATCTATAATTCGCATCTAACCCTTCTGGTTTGATATATTAAAATGTAAACACCAAGGAACCTTCCGCTCCTTATTACTATTTAGTAAATTAAAATTTCGACATAAACTTAGCAATTGGTTGAACGAATGGAAGTAACAGTATTGCCATCAACATATTCACTCCTGTATGAACCATCGCAATTTGTTTAGTGATACCTACGGGCATTCCATCGCTCACCAACATTCCTGCTAACCAGATAGTTCCTGTAGTTCCAATGTTTGCACCAAGTACAGCCGCAATCGCTGATGGTAGAGGGAGAGCACCAGATGCAACCAATCCAATAATTGCTGTTGTGGACAAGGATGAAGATTGCCACAGGAGAGTCATCACTATAGACCCCAAAAACATATAGTATGGATTACCAAGAAAAACCTCAAGGTGTTCCAGTTTGCCCATTGATTTCATTCCACCGCTGAACATCTTCAGACCGATATAAAAAATCACCAGACCTAATAGTGTCTGAAAAATAGGATTGTTGAACTCCATAAGATTTCCTTTTTTATATTTCCACGAATCGTAGAGTTTTCTATCTTTCTTTTTCAAGAGTCAACTTCTTCATTTTTTCGTTCTTGGAATGTTTTCTCTTTCCAATATTTACGGGGGTTTCCACACATATGACAACTACACATTGCTGGAGTATGTGCTTTTTTCCCTACCATTCTAGGAGACTCATCTCCCCACCACCATTTATCATGGTCTTTAACAACTTTTCGTTTCTTCTTTTCTTCTTGGTTTCTTCGATAATCTCTCGTTCTCATTCTGGATATTTTAATCCTTTTTCTTCTATCCGAAAATTTAGTTCATCTCTAACAAGTTGTAATACGCCATCTCTGTCTTGTTCATATTTGATCTTGTTTCGGATAAAATCGTCTATGTGCCATGCAACAAGAGCCCAATCCATTCCTTTTGAGGCTGTATCATACTCTTCTTTATCTTCTGGTAAATTAAATTCTAGTATTACTTTCATGTTATTCCTCCTTCAACTTCCATTTCCCCCCATAGTCTAATTCACAGTATCTAGTTATTTCACTAGATTTCATGTACTTTCTAGGACAATCGGCTGGAGTAGTTGAAAATATCCAAGTTAAGATAATAACTTGAACTATCATTATTGTGGTGGTTGTTATAATCATATTATATATTTTCTTAAGTAAAAAAGGGAATGCACAAGTTAATAGAACTTAAGGTCAAGCCTCGTATATTCTATACTATTAAGCGGATGACGACTCCCGCCGATCTGGTTAATGGTCAGTGGTCAACTGAACCGCCCCAGAGTCAACATCCCCACTTTCTTTTGGTTTTATTGATGAATATCCATCTTTATACCACCCGCTACCCTTGAGAATAAAGCTCATACTACCAGGCACAAGTTTATGTACTCCACCTTCTTTTTCACAACTTTTACAAACAGTAAGTGGATCATCAGAAAACTTTTGAATTTCTTCCCAAAGTCCATTACATAAGTTACATTTATATTCGTATATTGGCATCTTATATAGTGTTTCTCACATCTACTGGTCTTGGGGTTTTAGCCTTTTGTTTAGCTGCGCAAACTGTAGTGACATCGTATACATACTGAGAATTTTTGAGTGTAAGTATCTGCACATTTGCAAGATTGTCAAGAAACCATTGCCATGAATTATCCTCTTCGTATTTGTCCATAGTACACTTGACTATTTCAAATACATCCTCTGGTTTTATCGTCCGTTGAATGCCTGGGTGACTCGCCATTGTATGAAAGTATCGGGCATACCAATATTCTTTCCCATCTTGTGGCCAAGGTTTGTGTTTACTTTGTTCGGCTTGTTTCATCTCTATCTGATCGGGAACCTTTTTTTCAACTTGTTCCTGTGATGGTGTCATGTTTATTGTACATCCACCAAATAATACCATAATAAATATTAGTGATTTATACATTTTTACTCTAATCCGTATTTCTACATCTAAATTGTTACTTTAACCGTATGGTCTTTTTTCTGTATCTTGATGAGGAAAATTCTCATCCACACATTGTCTCATAGGTCTATTGTTATTTTGATTGTCTAACCTAGTGCCTCTCTTATGGCCTTCATTGTGAATCCAATAACCCCAGCATCCTGCCTTAACTTGTCTTACTGTTTCACATCCAACGAACATCCATGTCATCATCATCACAAAAATTAATACTGTTTTGTGCATATGTTTTTCCTTTATGAAAGATCTTATTACTACCTAATATTTATCTTTTTACTCTAGAAAAATTCTTATATTTCTCGAATTTAATCACATCTTTAAATTTATCAAAAAGTACATCTCCCTTGTGACTAATAATAAATGTATTCTGCTTACCTGTTAATTTATGTAAAATTTTTAGAAATTCCTCAGTACCATTTACATCTAATGAAGAATCAAATACTTCATCTAAAATTAGAAGATTGGTATTAACACTATTTTTCATTTTAGCAATTGTTCGCCAAGTAAAAAGAAGAGCTAGATCAATTCTCATTTTCTCACCCTCACTAAATGAATCATATGTAAATTCATCTCTAAATCGTGATTTTATTTTCTCTTCAAATTTTTCATTTAAATTAAAGGATACAAAAAATTCCATTGAAGACAGATACTTATTGATCAATTTGTTCATTATAGGAAGATACTGCTTAATAATACGAGTCTTAATTCCAGTATCTTTTAATAAAATATATGCGGTCTCATATAACTGCTTCTGTGATGATAAACTTTTCTGTTTCTCTATACACAATTTTAATTCTTCTTTTACCTCTTTTAGTTTGTGTACCCTTGTACCTATATCATCTTCTCTTCCTGCTATCTCTTCAATTTGATGTTTTAATTTTAAAATATAACTAGAAATTGCTTGTATTTGATTTTGATGAGTAGTAATTTCTGTTTGAACTTTTGTAACTGTATCTAATTGTGCTTGATATCCACGGATCTTATTACCTATTTTTAATAATGCTGTCCCACTTTCATGTAAACGCCCATGATGCTCTGATATCATCTTAGCTTTATGGTCTTCCTCTAGTTCTTGTTGACATGTAGAACAAACAGTGTTCTTTTCATAAAATTCTATTTCCTTCTCTAAGGATATCATATTACGCTCAATACCCATTTGAAAGCCTGTCAATTCATCAAAGTTTTTTTGTGAATCATCAGTTGATATTGAATCTATTAGTTGTTTTACTATTACATTTATTCGGTCAATATCTGCAGCATTGTCACTAATATCACGTTCATTTTTTTGTATTTGGTCTGATTTAGTTTTCTCTAAATCGGCAATCAACCCCTCAGTAGTATTAATATTACCAATAGATAATTCTCTTTTAATTTCATTAGAAGTAGTTATGTCTTTATTTTCAGATATCTTATTTTTCAATAAATTATTCATTATAGAAAAAATCTGAATATCAAGTAAGTCCTCAATAATATTTCTACGATCTACAGTTTTTAGCTGCATAAAGGGAGTAAAAGAGGCAGTTCCCAATAGAACTATTTGAGTAAATGATTTATAATTTAATTTAAGTACTGTTTTTTCAAGGTATTCTTGTTGGTCAACAGATTTAGCATCTTGATCTAATCGTTTATCATTTACATAAATCTCAAAGATATTCTTCTTAATCCCTCTACGAATTTTATAGTACCTACTTCCAATATCAAATTCTATTTCTACGAGTAATCCCCCATCGTTAACAGAATTTATTAATTGTGGTCTATTAATCTTTCTAAATGGTTTATTAAATAGACCAAAACACAATGCGTCTAGGATTGTAGATTTACCTGACCCATTATCACCAACAATTAATGTAGTAGAACTTTTATCTAATTGAATTTCTGTGAATTGATTCCCAGTACTTAACAGATTTTTCCAACGAATATTTTTAAAATATATCAAAACTTAATTTTACTCTCTTCTAAATAATTACAAAATACTATAGTAGATTTAATCAATTCTAGCTTAGCTTTTTCGATATTGTATTTCTTATCAATCATAGGTAAGGAACACCTTTCCTGAGCTTCTTCTAATGATATTATACGTTCTTTTACATCCTTGAAGTACAGGTTTAGATCTTCCATCAATATTCTTTTAATAACTGAGGCTTTGGTTCATGTTCAAATCTATATTCTGAAGAACGGGCGTGTAATTGTAACCCATCTTTCAATATGAGTCCCACCATCTTATTAAAAGTAATATCTCTTTCATGTGCCTGAAAAGCAACTTTTCTAAAATTATCATCTGAAATCTCTATATCAACTGAGGTGTGGGGTGTTTCATCTTTACCAATTTCAACTACTGACCTAACCTTTTCAATTGATCTGATCCCCCTACTTTTTCGTTCTCTTTCCTTCTGCCTCTCTATCTCGTCCATATCATAATTGCTCATAGCTTCTTTCTCCTTTTTGTTTAATAGTTCTGCATAGGTTTCCATCGTTATATTGTCTCCACAGTTAATGCTTCATTATATAAATTTCTCATTAATGTATTCAATCCTGTTTTGTTATCTACATTTAATGTATCAACATATTTACTCAAAATAGTTAAGGTATCTTGAGCTTCATCAATATTCTCATCTTCTTCTGTATATAAATCTGAAAAATCTTCAACTACTACCAAATTTGCTACATCTACCGCATAAAATTTATCTAGAACGGTATCAAACCAAAAGGGATTCGACTTTTTTTGTATTATAACCTTTACATACGTATTTTCATATTCACTATAATCCATATTGGTTAGCTCTTCCAGAGTAGTATCACTGTCATCATAATAATACTTTCTAAACATTCTATAGGGGTTTTCTATCCTCTCTAACTCTCTTGTCTCTGTATCAAAGATGTGGAACCCTCTAGGGTCTTTATAATCACTCCATGTTATTTCATACGGATTACCAAGATAATAAACTGTTCCATTATCTGATTTGTGATGAAAATGTCCACTCATTACCATATCAAACTTTTCAAATATAGATGCCTTAAGCCCTTCAAAATTTGTTTGACCTACTTGCATTATAAATCCTTGAACTTCTAAGTGTCCCATCAAAATTTGACAACTAGTGTTTTGAATCATCTTCATACACTCTCCGTAGTTACCTTCATTTATCCACGGCATCATTAATATACCAAGTCCACCAAAATCAACTTCCTTGGGGGAAGAATATATCCACGGCTCTACCTCACCTTCAGTAGTTGTGAAAATTTCTTCGATAGAATTCAATTCATTAGTATTTTTGAAGAACGTATCATGGTTTCCAATTATTATATGTGTATCTACACCCATTTTCCATAATCGCTCAACAAAATTTGTTCGTAGATCACTTAATGTCTTGAAGTTTATAAATTTTCGTCTATCTACGACATCACCAAGATGGATACAAGTCTTAATATTATGCTCTTCAAGATAAGGAAAGAAAACATTATCATAAAACTTTTTAAAATAGTTTTGAAAAATAGGACTATCACCACGCGCACCCCAGTGTGTGTCTGTTATAAGGGCTATCTTCATGCAGAAACTCTCATAAAAAGTTCTAAATTAGAAACATCTTTCTTAACAGCTTTTTTCTTTTTACTTTGTTCAAAATTATCTACAAAAGTATCAACCATTGTTTTAAAATCTGACTTGCTATAATCTCCTACGGGTGCACCATCTTCCACCCCCATGTAGTCCATATAATCAGGAGAAATCTCATAATTCTGCATACTTTTATATTTTATATATAATTGCTTTTTCTCTTTTTGAATTCTTCGTATAAAGGCATAAAAGATGATTTGTGTAAAATAAGCAAAAGGATTCTTTGATTTTTCTGGATTAAAATTATGGATATAATGTAAACAGTTTTCTATCCCATCAGAAATCATATCATTTTTAAAGGTATAATTTATAAAGTTTGGCCTGAAAGATAATCTTTGAGCTATTTTTAGAAATACAGATCCTAAATATTCTGAAATTTGTGGTGGAAGTTCATTGTTTTCAGTTGTAATTAAGAGTTCCTTTTTATACTCTATCATCGCTTCTAAAAATTGTGCATTATCTACATAATGCGCCTTGGCGACTTTTTTTCGCTTTGCCATATAATATACTCCAATAAATGATTGTTTTTAATCTATAATTCATTATATCATGGAATTCTAATAAGTCAAGGCTTGACAAATGGTAAAAGGGTGATATAATAAGCCTGTTGGGGCGGAAACATTAACAAAAGCAAATTAAAGAGAAACGTTAAAAATCTTATAAGGAAACTTCTCTTCTTCATATATTTTAAGTCTTTCTTCAAAATGTTGATAAGCAAAATTCTTTCTAGCTCCTGCACAGAAATCATCGCTAATATCATATAAAACGGTTTCTTGGTTATTTTCTGATATCCTTAGTCCTCTACCTATCGATTGTAGATTTCTGACCCTAGACTTAGAAGGACTAGCGAAAATAATGTTATGCAAATTCCTAATGTTGATGCCGGTACTGAATACCCCATAACTAGCCACGATGATCGCGTCATGTTCTGTTTCGGCAATTGCTCGTATTTGCTCTCTTGTATCTGTATCTGTTCCACCGTGAACAAAAAAAGTTTTTCTATTATCATCTGCTTCATCCTTTATCATATCATATAAAATACGTCCATGTTTTTTTACTAATCTAAAGAGAAGTAACGTATTACCCTTTAAGGATAATACCAAATTCTTTATATATTTATTTCTTTTAACGTCTCCTACTAAAAACTCTATCTCTTCCATATACTTAGTTCTTCTCATTGCCTGACATATTTCTTCAGGATATTTTAATATTATAATACTTATACGGAATTCTGCTAATTGTTTCCTATCAATTAATTTTTTAGTTGTTGTAACCTTATAAACCTTACCAAATAGACCTTCCAATACTAATTTATGTGTCTGTGTCCCATCTAAGGTTCCTGTTGTACCAATTCGATGTCTAGCATTTACACATTTAGTCATAATAGATGTAAGAGATTTTGATTTGAATCCATGAGCTTCATCTCCAATTACTAATTCGTATGGTTCAAAACTTTTCTTTTGGAGTTTATAAATGGATTGCCATGTAGAAATAACAACTTTCTTTTCTGATATCTTATCTTGACCCGCATAAACTTGATGGCAAAATTTTGCAGAATCCCATCCGTATTGTTGAAAATCTGTATATAATTGAGATACTAATGATGTGGTAGGAACGATTATTAAAGTCTTAACATTCAATGCTCGTACAATTAGATAGATTATTAAAGATTTTCCACTTGCGGTAGGAGAAACTAATAATGCTTTTTGGTATGACAGAGCATGATGAAACGCCTCTAGTTGGTAATCTCTAGGAACAAATGGTAGATTGAGACTATCAATAAAGTTTTGATTTTTTTCTATTTTGAGAGGTTTCCACCAATCCCCATCAGGAATTATCTTATAGTTTCTTTTGTCAGCGAATATAAAAACATATTCAAGAAGACCACTATAGAGATATCTAGTGTGAATATTGAATAGCCGTATTTTACCATCCCAAATTTTATTACGATATGAGGGCATAAACGTATATCCAGGAACAAAGAACGTAAAATAATCACATAGTTCTTGAGCAACAGATGGTTCACAATGGATTTTTAAGTATACCTCATCATGCTTAGATATACTAATATCCTCAATTCCCTGCTGTAAAACGTTTCCAGTCAATTGCATTTTTAATTAAATACCCCCTATTGGTAAGACTTCGAACTATAGCTTCTAAATAATTCACTTTTTCTTCTTGTACTGCAAGTAATTTTTTAGATTCTATTACATTCTCATCTGAATCTATATATTCTTGTATGTCTACTTTGAGTAATTTGAATTGAAATGGTTCCCAATCCACAGCTTCTAATTCTTCTTCAGTCATTCTTCCACTATAATAATCTCTTTTTCTTCTACGGAGACTAGTAAATATAAAGCTCATATCCTTGAATTTTAATTTTTCATTGGAATATAGTATTAAATACTTGTTATGTAATTGGGGAATTTTTACTGCTTCTTGAGATAATTCAGTTTCATCAATATTACAATCACTTGACCATAATTTTTGTATTTCTTCAAATTTCATAATTTATTATTAATTATTTAATAGATTCTTAACAGTATATTCACTATAAGCAAAAGTAATGTTGGTTATTAAATTTGTTGTTTCCATTACTGTAGTATCAAATTGTATTTCTGCTAAATTAGTAGGGAACATATTTGCAAAATGAATCTCTAATGTAGGATTCATTGAACTACTTAATATAGTTAATACACCATCTGTATATTCAGGTTTACCAGTTATCCATGTAAATACTTCTTGCCAATTTTTTAAATATTCATCAACAAGAAATCCTACAATTAGTTGTTCATATTCTACTGAACCACCTGGCAACATAAGTCCTTCTCTTTGTGGGAGACCATAAGGCATTCCAGACATTGTTATTCCAGGTAAATTAACCGTTTGAACAAAAAATGTAGTCTTAGGCAAAGCCTGAAGTTCAAATTTAAATTGTACTTCGGTTAAGGGATTTATGTTTTCTGGTTGTGTACTTAATGCCATATATCCTTTTAGATGTTATAGTGTTCTCTACTATTTAGTAGGCGTAAAAAAAGGGGTAGACAAAAGCCCACCCCTTTCTCTGTATTCCTTAAAAAAGGATTACATCAAGTTTGCTACGATAACGTGGCGATAGTACCTGTTAAGGTTAGCTGTAAGTGAACCGTCACCAACACCGTTACCAGAGGCACCTGTGTCATTGGCAAAAGGATTAGAAACTAGACCATAACGAGTCTTGAAACCAATCTTTGGTTGGAAAGAGTTCTCACCAACTGCACGAACCATTTGCAAAGGAACGTAAGGACAATAGAAAAGTCCTGCGTCATATGCAGATGAACCTTTGTAACCAACAGTGAAGAAGTTAGTTGCAGAAGTAGGAGCATAAGGATCAACAAAAACTTTGTATCGACCATTAAGAGTACCGACCATTGTGGCACCAGTATCATCACCGTGAATATCATTTCCAGTTGGAACACCAGATAGTTGTCCCGCCATTGCTAATGCTGAAGCAACGTCTGAAGAAGTAATAAGAATATTACCTTTTCCTCTTCGTGTGTCTTTAGCAATTGCATTTGCTTCACGTTCAATTTGGAACATCAAGCCTTTGAATTTTTCAACTGACCAACGTCCGTTAGAATCAGTATCAAGATCAAAAGTACCAGCTGTTGCAACATTGTGTTGTGCACCAGGCTTAGAGTTTGTGTAAATGGTTCTCATAACTTCACGATTGATCTCAGCCAAAATTTCTCCGGAAAGAATATTTGACAATTCAGTTTCAGCATCCAAACCGTGAACGGCTTTAAGATCCTGAGCCAATTCCATTGTGTACTCAGCTTTGAGTGCACGTGATCCAGCGGTTACTGTTACTTTGTCAATTGCAAACGCCATCTCTGGAATAGTAACATCAGCTTCTTGAACTGCTGTCGTTACACTAGTACCAGTAGTCATACTTGCATCTGCTGGGTTACTGTTAGCAGAATGTGTTACTGCTCCACTAAAAGATGTGTCAGCTTCATCGTGACCAGCTTCTGCACCAGTTTGACTAGTGTAGTGTGATTTCATACAAAAAATCAATCCAGTAGGACCGTTCATTGGTTGAACACCACAAACATCATAAGCAATAAGATTAGGCATTGCCCTACGAACTAGTGAAATCAAAACAGGATCAACATAATCGATCCCACCTGTACCAGCTTCAGAACTACCCATTTTGTTTGCATGGGCGGCTTCTTGAATATTACCAAACATTCCACCGTCTTGTGACTGTTGTTCACGCATTGCTTTCTCTTGGTTTTCCAAAAGAACTGCAGTAACAGCGCGACGATAGCTGTCTTTAATTGGGGGAAGGTCTTCGTGTGAAAGAACCGGACCCCATTTTTTCTGAAGGTCTTCAGATAAATACATATTTTTCTCCTAAAAGAATTAAAAATTAATTGTTGTTGTAGCGACGTATCGCTGAAGTATATTTACTCATATTCTCATCAAGCTTTACTGGAGACTGTTCTTCAGATACTTGAAGGTTTTCATCTGTTTCACTAATTTCAGATGTGGTAGATTTAGTCTTAGGGAAATAACTCTCCTTTAAGACGGCTAATTTTTCTGTATATTGTTCAGCATTTTCATATTCGATGCCTTCTGCTAACTTTGCGATTTTCTCTGAATCGGTATCAGCTAGATCATTGGTTGTAGACTTTAAGACATCACTCTTTTGAAATTCTGCCAATTCTTTTTGAAGTTCTACTCCACGATTAATCTCTTCATCCAAAGAAGTTTCCAAGTCATCAACTTTTGTGAACAAGTCGTCAACCATGTCAACTTTTTCTTCTGGAATGTCGATGTAATGTTCTGAGAAGAGGGTTTTGAGTCCAGACATGAAATCTTCAACCAATTCGGAACGAATTCCTCTTTCGATTGCCAATTCATTTTCTTTCATCCATTCTTCTACAACATAAGTAAGATAACCATCAACCTTTTCTGTAAGACCTTTTTGGAAATCAGCAGAAACTACCTTTTGCTCTGTAACATGCTCATTTTCAAGTTCTGTCAGTTTTTTGTTAACTTCTTCGATAACTTTTGCTTGTACTGCAGCTTCAAAGATAACTGAGGCTTTTGATTTGAATGCTTCAGTAAGTCCATCTTCACCTTCTACCAATGCAGCAACGTCATCTTTAACATCGATAGTAAGGTCTTCAGCAGTTACTGCGGCCTTAGTACGTTTTGCTTCTGTAGTTGATTCTTCTTCATCATCATCATCTTCGTCTTCAGACTCAATGAGAGATGCAGCAGTTAGAATTTGTTCGTATTTCGTTGATAATTCATCCTTTTTCAACTTATTAAGAACTTCATAAACAGCTTTAAGCATACCATTTTTTGTTTTAGGTAATACTGCTTCAACTTTAATTTCTTTCTCTTTTCCTTCGTCACCTTTTTTCCATTTTGCTTTTTTATCAGCTTTACGCCCTTGGTCTCCGAAATCTTGAGATTCCTCAACTTCTTCTTCGTCTTCTTCTTCCCCATCAACTTCTTCATCTACTTCTTCTTCATCATCGCCTTTACCTTTTTTCTTGGCGTCAATGGCTTTTTGAAGAGCTGGAGGTAAAGTACCTTCTTCTACTTCATCTTCTTCTTCACCATCTGAAGAACCTTGCTCAGCAGCAACCTTCCGTTTTTCGAAAAGTGCTTTCTCCGTCATCTCTTCAGACTCTTGGTTTGTTAATTCTTCAGACATTTAAATCTCCTGTACTTTAATTATATGCATTTATTGTTGTTTGTAATTATATTTAGTAAATTCATAACTTTGACATAAAAGTTTCAAAAGCTTTAACTTCATTAATACTTTTATGTTGTATATCATGTTTAATTCGGGTAATTTCTCGCTCATCGAGTAATCCATTATCCCATATCCACTCTCTTCCTTCCATAATACCATTGACAAAAGCCGCTGGTGCAGAAGGATCAGCGACAATATCAGCAGCAGTAGCAAGATAAAAATCATCTTGTACTTGACTAACATTACGCCCTGCAGGCTTTAACGAGCCCATTCCTCTAGATGAGACGCCCAAACGAGCACCCTCATCAATTAAATTCTTTACAATTTTCCCATAAGGAGTATCCATAACCTTTGCTTTACCGATAAAATTGTTCCCCTCCATTTTTAGTGATTGTATTAAATGGGAAACTCTTTCAAGATTAACAGTAGGACCTTCTGGGTGTCCTAATTCACCAAACGCTCTGTTTTGGTTGATATAATTTTGTTCATATCTCTTAGCTTCTTTTTGTAATATATCTTTTGGATATATTCTGCCATTGCGATTCTTTACATTGGCTTGCATAAATACACCTTCAATGAAGTAATTCTTTCCACCTGTACTAGTGGATTCACATACAAATTCTACATCTTCAAGTGTTTCGCAAATAAGTCTCATTTTTTTCTCCTATCTATTACCTAATACAAAATCAACAGTGAATCCCAAACTAGCATTTAGTTCATATTGAGGAATGTCATATCCTGGTGCTTGTTTTTTACATTCCATTATAATCGTATAATCATCACCCGAACCAAATCCAACTGTGGAAAACTGAATATCACCTAAAACTCCACCTGTATCACCGGTTGCATTACTTCCAATTCCTGGAAATTCTTGATATGGTAAATTGAGAACTCCATTACCACCAATACTTGCAACAACAGCCTCTGTACTTGATCCGTCCCACTCAATCTTAACGTTTTCTCCGTTTGTCATCCATTGTATTTTAGTAACTAAAACATTGTAATCTAATTCTGTAAGATTTCCACTATTTGAAACGGTTTCAGTGTGTGTTCCTGATACACCACCAACAATAGCATCTCCATTAGACATAGTAGTTAGAATAGTTGTTGCTGTTTTGTTTGTATTGTCCCATCCAACAACTTCTACAGTAGATGCTCCAGCCGTAAATCCAGTAACAAGAAAATGTTCCGTAGCGGCGGTTGTTATTACTTCACCAACTTTAAAGTTTTCTGTCGATGCAGCGGATAAAGTAAGAGTATGTTTAGCCCAATTAAGAGTTGATACATCTACTTTCTTGACATCTGTCTCTGCCACATTACTATAAAATTTATAAACTACTTTTTTTTCGGTATCAACTAATTTTTGTGTTTCAGCTGCCATCTATTATTCCCCTGAACTTTCCGGCCCTTTCGGGTCTGCCTCTGTTTTGGTTAAAAAAGTACTTGCTATATCTTTTCTTTTATCTTCTAATGCTACCAGTATCTTCTGCTGGAGCGCACTGTTAATTGCGGATTTTACTTCTCCTGCATCACCATTCACGGATAACGCTACAATATTTTCAACTGCAGACATTTCGGACATAATAACTAACTCCTATATACGTTTATTTATCTATTATATTTATACTATTTATAAACTCTAACTATTAATTACTTTCAAGTTAGGTTTATTTAATGATGGGTCAAATTCAGAAAATTGATCCTCTGATTCTCCCTCTGGAGGAGCTGCTTCTGCCTTCTCTCTCTCCATCTGATCTTTAATTTCATCTATTTCTGCTTGAGTCAATTTAAGAACCTTCTTATTAATGTACTCTTGAGAGAAAAATTTACCAACAACTTCATCTCTGTAACCCATATCAGTTACTAAAATACCCAATCGTTCTTTCATCATTTGAGCATCTTTTAGTTCAGCAAAATGTGAATCAGACTGCCATTCATAAACTAGTTGATCCCTTATAAGTTCCCAATCCTGAGCTGAAATTACACCAGTAAGAAGTAATTGTTTTTCAAGAATATCATCAAATAATATTTGAAATCTTGCACGTAGTCTTTCAACAAAACGTGTAAATTTTACTTCATCTCTTGAAATTTCTTCTGCTCGTCCTAGTATAAAGCCAGAATCTTGTTCTAAACGAGAGGGGGGAACATTAAGAGCTTTGTATAGTTTTGATTTGAAATATTCAACATCAGCTAGTTCTCCTAAGTTTTCCCCGCCCGGTAATGTAGTTATTTCTGTTCCTCTACCACCTTCTCTACGTGGAAGCCAGTAATCTTCAAGCATACTCATATGCTTACGATCATCTTTGACATCACCTGTTTGAGAATCATATACAAGTTTATTCTTATACTTGTTCATGATATCACTAAGATATTGTTCTGCTTTTATTTTTGGTAAGTTACCCACATCAATATAGAAAATTCTTCGTTCAGGTGCTCTTGAAATACGGTAAATTACTACTGCATCCTCAATCATTCTAAGTTGATTTAATGGTTTAATTGCCTTATGAAGATGTCCCAATACAACTTTTCTATCTACATCCAATATACCAGAATGAACATACGAAACAGCATCAGCCGCTATTTGCATAGTTACTCCACCAGTTTGGGCTGTAATTCCAAATTCATTAAACAAATAATACTCTAGAAATTCATTAGTATCTACTTCTTTACCACTTGGTCCTTCTGTAAACTTAGGCTGTCTAACCTTCTTTATTTTTAGGGGATCTATTGAACGTAGTTCTAATATACCACGTTTGGGGTTTTTTTCATCAATAATAATATGAAAATATAATCTACCATCAACATACCATTTTCGGATTAACTCATAACCAACTTTTTTAAAATCAAGTAGACGAACTACTTCTTTAAATTCTTTATGTATACGTTCTTTTATTGGTTCTGACAGAGTAGATTTTTCAAGACTAAGACTAACAGGTGCCTCTTCTCTATTAGTGACGACTACTTCATTAATAACATCATCTATTGCTTGATCACATTCAGGAAAATTCGCCATATCACGATATTTCCGTATCATTTCCTCTTCATTTTTTGCTACACCCTCAAGATCTACATATGTACCATATGCTGATCCTGTGGGTCCAGCTTCAACTGCGCCGTCTTCTGGTTCAGGAAGAGCAAAAGACTTTTTATTTCTTTTGTCTTTGTCTACTCTTCCTATAGTAAAACCAAATAATTCAACTGCCATATATTTTTTTCTTTTTTCTAATTATAGTAATTTTAAATGTAAAAATGATTTATTCGTCCTCGATTGCAACAACATTCCAATGAGAAAATTCCCAAGTTACTTCATAATCTTGAATCTCACTAGTTGCCCAATCAAGAGAAATTTCCGCCACACTAGAAGGCCATATATTAAAAAACTTCACAGAATTAGTTATTGTTTCTGACGATTTCGAGTATTGTCTAACTGACATTTCTCCACCATATTTTGAAGGATCATCATAATTAATAGCACGTGTATTAGTTTCAAAATCGTTAAGTTTGTTCATCCAAGCGATTAAATCATTACGTACTGAATGACCTTCATCATTATAAATAGTAGATGTCCAAGTCTCTGCTGCTCTATTACCAGGAATGTTTAGTTCTCTTCCCATATAAGAAATTGGAGTAGAGGTTATAGTTGACGCTGGAAAAGATGTTGTGTGACAAAGAAATTCGACTGAACCCATGTCCGCAACACTTGAAGCACTTGATGTAAGAGAACAAGAAAAAAGTGATTGTAATGCACCACCATCTCCTAGTTTAGATAAAAAGTTAGTTGGGCTAAATACTGGATCTGCCATTGTTTTTCTCCGATGATTAGATTAAAGATGTAATGGGGAAGTCTTTTTTACAAGTACTCCCTTCGGAAACCATCGTCTTCCCCCACCTATACTATTATTTATAAGACTATTTTATTAGCCGCCTGTAATTTCACTAAACTCGACACCAGATCTTACAGCAACAAATTGAAGCTGTATGAAGTTAATAGAACGAGATGGTTTTACATAAATATCACCACGAAATTCGTTACGGTCAACCACATCACCAGTATTATTTGAACCATCACAAATAACCTTAAAATCTTGAACACCTTGTCGGGCTTTAATATTTCTCAAGAAAGGTTCTACTGTAGATACAAATCTGGAACGTGTAAAAGAATCGTTGAATTCAAACAAGAACGATTTTGCCATATTGGCGATTGATTTTTCCAAAAGAATAAACAATCTTCGTACATTGATACGATCAAAAGCACTAGGTTTTGCTAGTAGTGTCTTATCTCCGAAAAGAAGAATTCCTTGTCCAGGCATTCCCACTATAGGATTAACACCTTTTTTATAAAGTCCATCTCTTTGTGTTTTATTCGGATTAAAAGGTAATTTAATAGCATTACGAATATTACCTCTCACTGCACCAGCAGGAGACCAAAATGGATCACGAGTTTGATCTGTAAATGCACAACATCCAGCAATATCACCATTCAATGGAACATATCTGTATACATCGTTATATTTATCATACATATATTTCCATCCAGAATCCATAACTGCATAAGAAGAACTAGGCATCGACTCGCGATGAGCTACTACATCCTTAAGTTCTGATCCCGCGTTATTGACAACGGCTATTTGTGGAGGTGAAACAAACGCCACACAATCTTTACGATATTCTGCTATATTATTAATAGCATAAATTTGTGTAGCCGCACCTGCATCTGCTGTCATTAAAAGTGTTACATCTACCTCTTCTGTATTTTTAAATTCATCCAATCCTATTTGAATATTTCCAGGAGTTGAAGCTGATCCAGAATGTCCACCAGTTAAACTTGCAGAAACAATAGCCCCTTTTGCATTAAATTTTCCTGTTGCCACTCCACCCCAAGCAGTTGTTCCATAAGCAGAATCTGCATCTCCTTCTATAGCATGATCCATCCAACGAACATACGATGATCCTCTATTGAGTCTATCTTTGTAATAGTTACTCTGACCATCTTCTGACTTAGCACCTGCAGCAACTGAAACTCCTGAATATGTTTCAATTACAGTGTTGTTTGCTCCAGCAAATTCTCCGTCTTGATCTTCTATTATTATATGCATTTCATCATTTGATCCACTATTTCTTGCTGCATAAGCTGTAGTAGTAGGATGATCATCGAATGAACTAGCATATTCCCATGTACGTGACCATGTATTTGCTGCCGCGGCTAAAACAAATGGTGCATCAACTGTCATAGAAGTTGCACTACTAACAACGGTAACTTTTCTTTCTTCTAAAATACCTTCTAATTTAATTATATCACCCACACTAACTTGAGTTGAAAACTCTGTGCTTGTACCTGTTATAACAGAACCATTAGCAGAAACGGCTACAGTACCAATCATTTGAGTAGATGGTTCTGCGAATCCAGATCTTATTTTACGTACAGTAGATCCATCAGCTATATCAGATCCATATGCACTTGATGCAGTTGCTACAGTGTTACTAGTAATAGTTTTCAGTACTAAATACTTAGCTCCAAGTAAAATAACATCTCCAACACTTAATTCTGTTTGATAAAAAGTACCAGATCCTGCCAATGCTCCACCACTCTGTGTCCAAGCAGATGTACCTGTTAAGACAACATCTGTATTCGAATTAAGTGTACCATCCGCGTTGGTGTTTGCTTTAGCCGCACCACACATAGAAACTCTAAGACTATTTCCTAGATCTCCAGGATATTTTGCTATGAAAGGACCGAAATCACTACTTTGACTTCCTCCCATATTTGGATCATAAGTATTTTCATAATCTTCATCATTTGCGATATAGACAGTATTGGCTGAGTCCATTGTTGCATTTTTAGCATCAGTTATATTAGGTGTACGAACCACTTTAAGATTCGCAGAATACGCGAGATAACTTGCAGCAGTAAAAAATGTTTTGTATGTAGCTGAAACGGGTTTACCAAAGATACTTGCTAATTCTGCTTCATTAGATACTATTGTTCTTTCATACGCAGGTCCCCAATTGAACGGCCCTGCAATTCCACCTTCGGTCATAGAAGTTGAAGGTACAACAGTAGTCAAATCGATTTCTTTGGTGACAACGCCTGGACTAATTGTAAAAGGCATTTTATCTCTCCTAAATAAAGTTTTATTGTAATTATAGTAATAATACTATCTGAATCTATTTATGATTTTTCAATTCTTCAAAATCATAAATAGTTAGTGTTATCATAAATATACAAAAAGGTCAAAATGGACAAAGTTAAATTCTGGGATAGTAAAAGTATAACAAAGAGATTTCTTAAAAAAGTTGATCGCTCTGAGACAAATACAAAATGTCATATTTGGCTTGCTGCAAAAAATAAAACAGGACATGGAATGTTTTCCGTTATGGGAAGAACCATGCCTGCTAGTAGATTTGCAGTAATGATGTATGGTATGTTTTCCCCCTCAACTGGACTTCACGGTGAAATTGCTGATCATGAAGTAATAACCCAAACTTGTTTCAATCCATCTTGTGTAAATCCCAAACACCTTGAAATATCTAATAAAAGAAAAATAGGAAAAAGATTAACTATTCGACCAGATCAACTAGTCACAGGTTCTATTAGTTTTCTGACTAGATTAAAAAAGGAAAGACCTGATTTACTTAATAAAATTGAGGATTTAATAACAGAAATAAACCACCCACCCACAGAAGTTAACTTTGGTGATATAGATCCTTTTACTTAATTATATAATCTTCTATCATTACTATCATCAACTGTCCAGGTTTGCCCACCAGTATCTTTAAAAGTTTCTTCTTCTAATCCGGAATCTATAATTCCAAACGGCAACATATCTTGTTCTAAAGTTTCCATTTGTTCTTCCCACAACTGTTTTCTGATATCCATATTTGTCAATTCCTTAAAATATCGTTGATTCACCAACCACGAAAATATAACTAAACACATCGCCAAATCATCATGAGAACCTTCTTCTGCTTGATATGTATTATTTCGTAGAGCAAATGTAGTAAGTTCACTAATCGTATCAAAATCTGGAAGAATCAATTGTTCTTGTTCTATCATATCTTTTAGAGTTGCACATCCAATTCTCTTAATTTGTTTACTCGTTCTTAGTCCTAACTGAATGTTCTTTGTAAACCCACCACCAATTTGTTGACCAGCTCTCCCTCTCTGAGTAACAATCATTATGTTTTCATACTCTAAATCATAGTGTATAGTATCCGCAACTTGAGAACCAATATCATTCACCTCAATCAAAACATGAGCCATATTATACTTATTCCCCACATTGTAAATTACATTAGGATACAATAAGGGTGAAATAGTATTATCTTTAAATTTTGCTACTTGTCTATAGGGTGTCTTAGTAACATCAAATACAATAAAGGCTGAATAATCTACACCTTTTCCTTGAGCAGTATCGGCTATCAATGCATATACATGATTTTTTATTGGTTCTTGAAATACATCCAAGTGATTATTACTGTGTATTGGATTGGCAAAAACCAACGTTCTCAATTTAGATGGAGCAATTAATGTATAGGTTGACCCCACAAATTCACATTCAAATTCCTGTGTGAACTGTAATTCAGAAGTATTACGTATTGTTTCCTCTTTCCACTTTGCATCTCTCCCCGGCATCTCTGACCAATGAACTGCAATTGGTACATAGTCACTTCTTTTTTCTTCTGCTTCTATCCACATTTTATAGAACATATTCAGTCCAAGTGGAGTCGAAACAATAAGTACCTTAGTCGATTCACCAGAAGAAATTGTAGGATAAACAGAGGTGAAGAATTGTTCTGCTATATTTTGTGGAACGTGAGCAAACTCATCAAGAAAAATGATATTAAATGAACTACCTCGAACAGCAGAACTAGAAGTTGCTGAGGCAATAACTTTAGACCCATTCTCTATTTCAATATTACCTTTGTTCCATACAACTGCACCTTGTTGTAACCATTTTGGTAAATGTTCGTATGCAAGTTGTAATCTAGATAGGAGTTCTCTTGCTGTTGCACCCTTGTTGGCAAGAATAGCAACGTTAACACTTTCATTGAACAGGATATAATGAAGAAGGAAGGAAATAATTGTAGTGGATTTTCCTGTTTGTCGAGGTAGTTTACAGATTACAAAACGATTATCATTAAATTTTCTAACCATATCTCTTTGATAATCATACATCTTAAATTTCACTAGACCTTTGTCTAGATGTACAATCTGAACATAATTTTCTATAAAATATTCAGGAGACTCTTTGCACTTCATGTATTCTTTGAGAGTGGTCTTCGTCCAATCTATATTCTGACCAACGTTCTTAAGATTCGGGTTACCTAAATAATTTTCACTTGCCATTACGGAGTTTCCTCTTCAACTTTGTGCATTTTCAACATTTTTTGTAATTCAGCTGTACTTCCTACAAACACTGCATTATTTACCAATGACGTAGTTCCACCCTTTTCTATTTTTAATTCCTTCTTGGTCTTATGTAGACCCATCATTTCCTTGTTCGCATCTAACCCCGCTTTGATAAGCTGTCCTACAACTTCAAATGCACGAGGAGATTCCGATTGTTTAGCTATCTCTAACATTTCTTCTACAGCATCTTGATTTCTCTCAATGAGGTTGTAGTAATTTTCTCTCGCATACTCATAATCCGTATCTTGATCCTTACCATCAGTTTTTGGTTTGATCCTTTGGTCAGACACAGGCTTTAATTCTGAGGTGGGAACAAGACTTGTAATCTCAAGAATTTCGTCTATTCTTTGGTCTATTATTTTTTCCATTTTTTCCTATCATTATAAATTAACATCCAATCCAGTTGTTGGATTATTATCTATAGTATCATCAAAATATTCAACTGTTTGTGAATATCCAAAATCATCACTTGCTATAACATCAACTGCTCCAGGAGTAGTTGTTATTCGTGTTTTAATTCCTGCCATTGATGAATCAAAACTGTCTTCACTAAGTATTTTCATTACACTAGTATCATTTGGGGAACCCGCATCCGCGTCCAAAATTAAATGATTTATTGAAAAATCTGTACTATTTTCTAAAATAATATATTCTGATTCTCCAACTTCTGCAGGAGTACGGAGATGTACTATAACCGTTTTAACAACTGACCCAGATTTAACATCTGGATAAATAAACCCCTTCAGTGTAAAATTTAAGCTCCAAAGTATTTCTCTTCTTACAGTTAAATCACCCTCATAAGAATCATCAATAGAAACATCATTTAATATTATTGTAATATCAGGTTTAATGTTCATGGAGGGGATTAAACTCACACTAACTGTAAACTCTGGTGTAAAAAATGGGACAATTTGCTCAAAAATCTGAGCACCATCTTCTGAGTTATCTACCATTGCAGACAATTCAAACTCAAAATTATAAGGTACAGGATTATACTGTTTTAATAATGTAGTAGAAGAGGTTGCATTATTTGCTGCATAAGTTTGTCCTAAAGTACTTAATTTTCTAAGTGGATCATATATAATAGCATTTAAACCAAACCCCATTCTCGGTAAACTTATTCCAATACTCTGATCTGCTTTAGACCCTCTTCTCACACGCAATAACATTTTATCTTTAGCTTCATACGCGATAGGAACTTTAATTTGTTGAAGTACTACACCTGACGAGTTTTTTCTCTGAATATTAATATCATTAAAAAGAGTTCCAAATACAGCAACATATTTTCTAATAGTTTCATGATAATAAGTTTGTCCTAACATTATAAGCTCCCAAACGGATTACCTTCAGTGAAATCAATAATAGAATCAGCTTCTTGTTCTATTGCTAAATTATCACCAACGGATGCTGACGTTGAATCTTGTGCATTAAATGAAGTGACAGAATAATTAGCATTTGAGTTATCACCTATAATATTAACAGTACCAGAAAAATTTCCTGTCATATTAATAAGATTTAATATTTTAGTTGTAGAATTCCAACTAGCGACTTCTCCCTGTACAGTTGCTTCCGATAAAGAACTTCCTTGATATACAATTTCTTCTACAGTATAATTTCCACTTCCAACATTCATAGTAAAATTTAAAGAGTAGGCTTGTAGTCGTTCAATTTTATCAATATCATTTATACCAGTATTCAGTTTTTGATTTGAATAAGTAAACATTTCACATAAGAGATCGAAAACTTGTAGTCCACCAGTTTGATAAAATATCGATTCATCTTCCACGAACAGTACTTGAAACAGAGCATTAGTCATAGGAAAATATATTAAATCTCCCTCTTTTGGTGCAGTATCTCTACCATCACCAGTTAATCCCAATTCAGCCCATCTACGTCTTGCTACAGTAAAGGTTATTTGATCTTTTATTTGTAATCCAAATTTAGATATAAAATCACCCTCACCTTCAAAACCATCAATAGTTTTGATATACATTTCAATTGTATGGGCACTATTATATTGAGAAAGTCCATCTTCACCCATTAATATGTCTTCATCGACCATAGTTCTTGGACAATAGGATACATCAATACCATGAGTTTTGATAGATTCAATCATTAAATTTTCTATCAATCGTTGGTCTGCGGTATTTTTTCCATAATGATTGAAATAAGGGTTAGTTGCCATGTAGAGTTATCCCATCATATGATTTACAGGTAGTTCATAGCGTAATTGCATTTGTTCTTCTATTACTTGTATTTCACCAACTGCATCATCATACATTTGTCGCCCATTAAGAGAAATTCCCCCAGGTAGTTGTAATCCTTCATATTTAATTAAATTTTGACCCCATTGCTTCTTTATCAATAATGTAGCATATTGTTTAAGAAACATATCACCCCAAATATCAGAATATGTGGTAGGATCAAGAATTTTATCACATTCAACAATCACCCAAGCATCGACATTTACATCTACTCCCCACGAAACATCAAGATGTAATTTATCTGCGTGTCGATTATATCTAAATAAAATCGCACCTGTAAACATTTCATTAATTAATGACATGTGTTGTTGGTTCAGTTTATGTGTTACTAGATCCATACCCCCCAAATTACCTTGAACTTGACTCAAAGCAAATTGATATTTAACTGACCACATAGAAGAATTAGATACATCATCTGAAAAAGACATTACTCTTCTTACCCCAATAATAGCTTCGGCAATTGCAATATATTTGTTATCATAATCACCTATAACAACTGGTGTAGAGCTGTGGGTTGTTGCAGTAGCACTAGAATTTTCTCCTGTGAGAGTTTCACTTGTTGAAAACGTAGTAGTAGTATTACTGAAATACGTATTCCCATCACCACCATATTTAACTTCTGGGTCTTTAAATCTCAATGTTGTATTAGCACTATGATACTCATGTACTTTTGCTCTAACACCACTCGTTCCACCAGTGATATATTCACCAGCTGTAAAAGTACCAGTGGGAGCAGATGCTAATTTAACAGTAGAAGCGGATACTTGGTGTTTAAGATAAATATTTTCTGTAGCATCATAATGATATTCTTGATAAAATTGAAAAGCATCGTCTATACAATCTTCCACTTGATCATCATCTAGATTCAGGTCTACTACCGGCCATCCAAGTTTTCGTTTACAATAATCTTTAAAAGTTGCTTTAGTAGTTGGCTGTGCCATTATTTTGTTGCCTCCGGCGAAACTGTGATAAGACCTTCTACTACTCGTTCTATATCTCCACCTGATTGTGTATATTCAATATCATATACATAATTCCCGGCTGGAATAGCTGAAGTTTGGGTAGAGGTCATGGAGATTGTTACATTAGATCCCGCAATTCCTGCAGTGAAACTATATATATTATTTGCTGAATGATATGATTGTCGCATTTTAGCAGTAGCAGTACCAGATGAAATAGCTACGTTTACTGATGCTGAATCTTTAGCGACAACAACTTTGGAAAAAGTGCAGCCTTGATCTAACACAAAATTAAGAGTTTGTTTTTGGAGGGTTAACGCCACAATATTTCTCCTTGTAATAGTATAGTTTAGTTGGTATTTCTATAACTATTTATAATACCACCATTATCTAAAAGATACAAGTAAAACCGCCACTGCAATAATCATTGAACATAGGAAAATTATGTGGGTATAATACGTAACAAGTGAAGTATTAAAATACATTTTTCCTATAGCAAAGCATTTATGAGTAGGACTTAACATATATCCAGTGTAATCTATAGCAAAAAATAATGGGAGATATTCTATACCAAAAATACTTGTAAGAATTGCAGTGAACGCAGCAAATCGACTAGATGATCCCAATAAAAAACTACCAGCAAATCCTATCCAAGCTCCTGAAACAATAGACCAATTGTTATTTTCTAAGTAAGATTTTATTGTGTCTGTATGTTCTCGTACAAAATTACCCAATATAATAATTACTGCAACTGTTGCTAGTAACTTCCAATTTATCCATTCAACTTTTATCCGTTCTTCTTTTTGTGTCTGAATAATTACATCATCTTCTTTAAGTAACGTGAATATTAAAACAAATGGAATAACAATAGCAATTATAGTCAATGGCCACATTAATTGCATGAATTCTACATACGATAAACTTAGAACCGCCATTGGAATAATAACAGATTTTTCAAAAGGAGACCAGAGATAATAATGATGTGTACTTAGATAGTCAAGTATACCATAATGTTTTCGTCTATCATCTTTTGGTGCAATAGTATCTAAGATACCAGCAGAAATTGAAACTCTGCCCGCAATAGGTAATATACCCGCGATAGCACTTGTTGCCACAACAAACAAACGTTTAGAAGGGACAAATAGTGTTAATTTGTTTAATAAGGGATATATAAGACCATTACGTTGTACATATGCTGATATGATCATTATACCAGCAAGATATATCACATACCATTGGTTATTTAAAATTATATCAACCATTATAATTCACATTCATATTCATTACAAACGATAATCGTTCCTCATTTACATCAAATGGATACACTTGATGTATCACATCCCAATCATAAATAACACCAAAATTTTTCCGTGGTGGTACATTCAACCAACGATTATTTCTTAATATACAATGAACCCCTCTGTATGAGTCATTAGAAGTTTCCATCTCTTGAGTTTTTAAATTATAAAAATTATTTCTTTCACTTTTTTCCGCCGAGTTCTCCATACTACCATCAAAATCATTTATCCAATACACAAGATTACAATCATTTTTTGCATGAACATGGACAGGATTAAATTCATTTTTTTTCATAACATTCACCCAAGATGAATTAATATGAATACTAAAATCACCCTTGTTACCATACACCCGTAAATTTGAATTTTGTTGTAGATGGGCGTGTATTATAGATTTAAATGTATTTACATAGAAATCATTTACAGCATCAACATCAATATAATATTCTTCTTCTATTTCACCTACTAGCATATTGTTAGCTCTAGCACCACTTGAATCTACAATAGAAAAAATGTGAGACTTAAATTCATTAGTAAAATTATCAGATACTTCAAAAAAAGTTATGAGTCTATCTTCAAAAAATTGATGGAATATTTTCATTTTTTAATTACCACGATATATATGCCGTTCCACCATTGACTAGCATCTTCTATTTGATTTAATATTTTTCTCTCAAAAATTACATTATGATCGATTTGTTCTAATCCCTTATTTGCCCCTATAACAACATCTGTAAAATTAGCATCATCAAAAATACAAATACATTCATCTGCAAAACAGTCCTTATAATATATTACTGCTTTTTCAATGGAGTTACTATCATGAGGACCATCGTAAAAAAATAAATCAATATTTTTAATATCGTTTAAATTTGTATCAAATAAATCACATTCATATGCTGTTACAGGATTATTTCCTTTATATATTTTTACATTTTTAATAAATTCTTCTTTAGAATTATCAGGTAAAGTTAATCCTTGAGTTAATGGTTGTAAATTTTCTTTCCATGTATCGACACAAAATACATTGATATCATTATCTTTCAACACAGAACATGTACTAAAACCTAAATAAGATCCTATTTCCAAATAGTTTGTAGAAACACTCCCTAGACTATTGAGTAAATTACCAACTCTTTGAGAAGACAAACCTTCAATATCAATTATAATGTCTTTATTAACAGAATCGACCAATTCTTTTGTTACTTGTCGTATTTTATTACTAATAACAAGTTCACTTTTTGCTTTCATAACTTTATCACAATATCCACAATCCCAACATTCAAATTTACAAGTTTTTATTTTTTTACGCCATACATTTATAGGAGCATCTACTAAATTTGTAACATCTATAAAATCATTAAATGTATCAAATAATATTTCTTTATTTTCTGCATAATTTTTTACTATGTGCATGGTTTCATTTAACCTCGCGGGAGATTCTCTTCCATGCATTTTAATAACATCAACATACTCTAACAATTCATCCCAATCTTCTCTCCAAGGGGGAAAATTAGCAGATTTTAATGGAACCGCAAGATCTTCTTGATCCCATTTCTCACAAGATACTCTTGATATAGGATCATTAAAATATTGAACTTCACCTGTTCTAGAATTATTAAATTCATAATGTTCATCCATCATAGGACAATTACCTATACAACCCTCATTTGCTAATAATGACAGTTGAACCCCCGCATATTCTTTAGCACGTTTCATTTCTTTTAACTTATCTTGATCTCGCATTAAATCTCGATCTAAATTGACATAGTTAAATCCAACTTCACCTAGAGCAACTACTTCCCGTGGCTCTGTAACATTTCGTAATATTGTATTTTTAATTTCTAAATCGGGGAAGGCATGTTGTATTTGTTTTGTAGCAACCCAATGTGTGTGGGGAATTGTTGCACTTTTAATACAACCGGTATCATAAATTTGTTTAAAATTTTGTATGAATAAATCTAAATTACTTTGCTCTGGTCTAATTAATGTATTATTAAACGTAGCAGAAAGTGGTATGCCTGTCTCTTTTGATATGTTTATAGCATTATCTAAAATAGCTAAATGATCTGGAGAACCATTAAAAATATCACCCATAGCATCTTGTTGAAAAGGTGGCATTCTACAAGTAAAATATAAGTCGCGTATATAATCTTTATAGGTATGTAAAAAACCTAAAAAATCATTAAATTGAGGTTCCGTTAATTTTGGATTGATCGGTATACTGAATATTTTCATTTTCATTTTCATATAATTCTAACTCTATTTCAAATAATTTTCTACTATCTGCCAATTTTGGCATTTGTAATCCTTCAAGTGATACTTTAGTATTAACTTGTCCTTCTACTTGTTTATTAATTTGTCCTATTGTTGAAGACAATAAACCAGAAAACTTTAATGCACCTTGTAATGTACCAAGTTGATCTTCTTCTGGCATCAACAAAATAGAATCCATATTACCCGAACCTATACGACCATATGATATAATATCCATCGCGGCTTGCTTTGACATTCTAGCCACCCAATATTTTCGTTCTTCGTCCTTGTCTTCCTTTAAATATTCTGCTAAGTCTTTTTCTTTTACTTTATTAAGAAGATCTAAATATGTTCTGAGTTCTCGTGAACATTGTGTCATTTTTCGTTTAAAAATAGTTACATCATACATTAAATCTTCATATGCAATTATCATCAATTCTTTTTCTAATTCATCTTTTTGAATTTTTATATCTCTTTCAAATATTTTGCATCGAACTTCCGCTTCTCTTAGATTTCGTACAATGGATTTAAATGCATGATATCGTGTTTCCAATTCCATAAATGATTGATGAACTTGTTTATATGGTGTTATTCCTGTATTTGATACAAAATTGGCAGAAGTATAATCAGATTGACCATTATCAAATTGAATGGCAAGTTCTAATGTTCTCTCTTCTTCTGGAGAAAAATTTAAATGATCTTTTATCCACGTATCTACTTTTATATTTTTTACATCGCTACTTACAATATCTGTTTTGTCATGTAACATATCTGGTAAATTAGTTGTTTGTTTCATAAGTCTTTCCACACTATTACTAAAATTTTTATTATAAATTGAAAACAATTCTTCTCTGTCTTGAACCGAAGCACCATTATTAATACAACCTAATGGAAACGCTGTATTTTTATTAAATCTATCTTCGTCCCACAGTAGACAATTTTTAAAATTGTCTTTATTATCAACAATTTTTCTTTTATTGAACACACACCCAAAATTACCCAATGTTTTGGGAAAAAATACACAAAAATTGTCTATTGTATCAGAGGTTTTAATATTAAAATATTCTTCTATAAATTCTTTAAATGTTAAATTAGATTTAAATTTTATGTTATCTTCTCTTACTAGTTCTCCATCTACATATTTTAGATATATTTTTTCTACATTTTCTAAAGTAGCATAGCCAGGATGTCTACAACAAGGATTTTTTAAACATGATTGGCATGGTTGAGGGGTACATTTAGATTTTTTTTGTAGTTGGACTAATTTTTCACTTATTTCTGTAAACATTAAAAATTTAATTTATTGCCCAAGTAGGGATTAATAGGATCTGGTTTCCAAAATGCTTTTGGATCATCTTCTGTTGTTTTTGCATTTGTCTCTGAATTAAAAAATGCCATTCGTAAACCTTTTCTATTGTAATCAATTCCACCATCTTCTTTTATACCAGAATCCAAACGTTTTAATGTTACTGCTTGGTCAGACGGCATCATTATACCAAAATAATCTTCATATATAATGTTTAAATCCCATATTGTTGTACATGATTCTGCTTTTTTTAATAGTTTTTGGGAGTCAACTAACAGAGTAGAAAGTCTATCTTGATATTCTTCCGCCTTTTCTAATATCTTATTTGATAATGTGGTTTTATCAAAACTTCTTTCTGTTGCAATATAATCTAAAAACGGAGTTATATGAGCAGGATCGTCTGCCCCATAAGTTAACCATTCTCGTGCTTCATGTTTTTGAATTTCCCAGGTTGCAGCTTCCAATTCAGATACATTTTTAATAAACTTTAATTTTTTACTATATTCATTTTCTATAATTTCTTTTGCATATTTTTTCATAAATGATAAAGTAAAATCTTTCATGTCTTGAGAAAAATCTACTGCACTTTTAAACACTTCCTCAGGTAGTGCGGGAGTCCAATCCCAAATAACACCAGTTTCTTGTTTCATAACTTTAACGGAATCTCGTATTTCACCAAAATGTGCAGTACCAAAATAAAATTCTTCCTCTGTTATTTCTTCGAAAGACCTACCTAAAATTGGTCTAATGGTTTCTAAATAAGAATCACTTATTGCTATCGTACTCAACCCCATTAAATTATAATGTTGCTCGCAATAAAAATTCTTATCATTAAAACCACCTCCTGATTCATATTCCTTAATATCTCCTTCAGGAATTATAATATATCTTATTTTTGTTGTAGTAGTTTTTGGCCCCTCCTTAATTACTGGTAGAGTAATCACCGGTTCAAAATCAGGAATTGACATTAACTTACCCCCACATCACACACAGATGCTGCAGCTGTACTACAAAAACCAGATGATTGTCCATAATGCCCTTTAGGCATAGCCGCCGCCCCTAGTGCAGTCTGTGCATCAGTTGAATATGTATATTTTACAGTCCAATTGTTTTGTTGTCCATTATAATCTCCCAATGTATAACCCCAATCTTGACCATCTTCTTGATTTTCTTCACCATTTGTATGATGTTTAGCTGGGGATGACATATGAGCTCCATTGCTATCGGCAAATTTATTTTGGCCTGGAGACACGTTACTACCAGTTCCTACATAATGATGACCGTGTTTAGAAGAAATCGCCTTACATTGTCCATCTGTTCCATACGTCCAAGTACCACCTGATCCCATTGTTCGATTAGACCAATTATAAGAGTATTTGTTATTACCCGCGTTCATCAACCAACCTTTATTTTCTCCTTGACAACCTGTACCTAGTCCACTAGCTGGTGCTGTAGGACCGGTATACATGACTTCTGAAGCAAAATGTAAAGAATGAGTAGTTGTGGTAGTTGTACCCCCTGCCCACATTCCTTCTTGTGTTTTTATTCCTGAGGCGGTAGCACAATCATGAACACTCACACTAAAATTCCAACCACCTACATTACCCACGTATCCTGCAGTACCATAAACTAATCCGTCTGCTAGTGGATTATACCCTACATATCCATAAGTTACCCCAGCAGATGAAAATCCACCTGTTGTAGTTATTTTTCTTGTTTGTCCATTAGCAAGACTATAACTAGATAGGTTTGTACCAGCAAGAGTATGACCATTATTCTCTATATATCCATTATGATCACTCCATGTACCTGATAAATATGAACCTTCTCTATCTAACTGTTCGCCACAATATAACGTGGTATCTGTTTGATGCCATGTTTTGTTTACAGCTCGCCATGCATTAGAACCTTTATAACCTGCTGCTAGATATCCATGTGTGTATATTGACCTATACCTCCATCCTGATGCTAGTGCTGAGTGAGCACTACCTGGATATTGCCAATATGCACCATCATTAGATGCCATTAAAAGACCACCCCTAGTTTCCTCACTAGGTACTGGTAATCCTTGTTCTGTTCTTGTTCGCGTCCGAGAATAAACGGTCATTATTCTATCTCCTCTAATACTATTTTGAAATGTTTACCACTCTTTCTATTTATAAGGTACATATTTTCCGTTCCTTCCTGAAACGTCCATGAACCATGTGTACCATCTATATCATTCCCAGGATGTCCTGGTCTTTCATTACTCATTTTTAAATCCGCAACACTAATATCGGTACAATAAATATCACCAACAACATGCAGTGCAACAGTTGGAGTATCTGTCCCGATTCCAACGTTACCATTATGATCAATTCGCATCCGTTCATCAAGTGTTGATGTACCATCATCTTTAGTATGGAATGACAAAAAAGAACCTTGTACACTACTACTATTCCAAGCTTGATGTGCCACACCTCTAATCTCCGGTCCTTCCTGCCATGCTGTATAATCTGAACCCCCAAACACTACTTTACCTAAACAATCATTCGCCATAACAGCATCGTTGTTCAAGTAAACGGTGTCTCTACTTCTACGTAATAGAAGTTTACCACCCCCATCAGCACCGGAAGAATTAAAAGAATAATGAGTAGAAATAAGAGATGTAATACCTGTTCCACCCCCACCAGCACTAGTATCTAAACCACGTACCTCAAGACTGTTTCTATTTCCACCCGCCATACTTTGAGTGAGAATACTTGCTTGTGAGAGTGTTGCCCAAGACGCGTTTGTAGCATCTGTTGTTAAAAATTTACCAGATTGTCCTGATTGTGTAGGTAAGGCGTCAACTGTTGACCAAGATGTGGCTGTTGCATTCGTTGTTAGATATTTACCTGAGTGTCCTGATTGTGCGGGTACAGCTGCAGCACCAGTAACACCACTTGATAAAGTACCAGAACCAATTGTTCCTAGAGCAGTTAAACCAGAACCACCAGTAACTCCAACAGGTAATACTCCAGTAGTTATATGAGAAGCACTAATACCTGTGGGTGTACCTGAAAATGATGGTGAAGCTTTTCTAGAATAGATGTTCGAATTCAGTGTACCGTCACTACGTTTAAATGACGCCATATTTCGGGCTTTACTCATGTTATTCCTTATATT